TCGTTCTGTCCTGCCTGAACTCTGATGTTCTGGGTAGAGAACTCTGGATTGTTGTAGTAGTGAATCTCTACAGCAGGATTCCGGGTATCGATACCAAGGATATGCCCTTCAGAGAGTCCTGAACTGTTCAGGTAAGTGACAGGAACGCCTGAATATGGTTCTACAAGGGTTCTGTCATTTGGCTTCTGGATTGCGTTCCATACTGCTCTGGCATTGCCTGAACTGTCTACAGATGCGAGACAAATCTCAAGTTCATTGAAATTCGTATAGTTTACGAAGGTCTGATTGAGTTTGAACGGGTATCCTTCCCTGTGCATCTGTCCTTTCAGCAGGATCAGGTCTTTGGATGGAGTTGCAGTTGATGCAGACCATGCAGCAGTTGGCGTCCATGTTGGAGTAGTAGCCCCTGCAATCATCGCGGTGATGACTTCAGTGTTCAGGGCTTCAGCCATCCACTGACCGGCCCGGGTATATGCCTTCAGATACTGGTTTCTGATTGCGTTCGGCGGTCCCCGGAGCAGGTCTGATGGAAGCCGGATAGCAAAACCACGTGCGGATATTGCTTCAGGAGTAACAGACTCCATGCTCATATCGATTTCAGGGAACTTCGCGCCAACACGCTGGAGCCCCGGTTTCTTCTTCTTTGCGTCGCCTGATGCACCTGACGTATCAGTTGCATAAATGAACGTCGGCTGCTCTTCCTTATACATAGGGAATAAATCAATCCAGAAGAGTTCCGGTTCCATTTTTGGATACAGAGTTCTTAATGCGTATTCAGCAGTAAGCCATCTGTCATTAGTGCCACTAACCATTTTTTAGTCTCCTTTAAGCGATCACCGGGATCATTCCGGTTATTCCATACATACAACTATACAGATCCCCGTCAGTTCCTGCCGGACAGTAGTGCAGCGGGATTGCGTTTGCTCCTCCTGAACCGGTTCCGTCAGTGACTAAACTGTGTGCAGTGAATGATGCTGCAAGGCTCATTGCCAGTTTTGTAGCCACGCCTGGAACCTGTGCATTTGTTCCGTCACAGGTGAACGTGCCCTCAACGATTGCATTGAACGCAGTAACCTCGACGATAGCAGTCCGGAGGTATCCGCCTGCCAGCCTCTTTGAGAGTGAATCAGCAGCGGCTGAATTTGCAGGAACCTGAACCGGCCTCGGAGTTGCTACAAGCCGGCCTATTACTAACTGTTCACCGATGGTTGGTTTCTCGACAAGCAGAGCCCCCTGCGTTGCTGCAAAGGTGTTTGCAGTATCGTTCGAGATTGCTACCCAATCGCCTTCCTTGAGTTCAGAAGCGAATGAACAGACTTTCTGTTCCTTACCCTGCACATCGTAGGCAGTTGATACGGTGATTGCGCCCTCATCGAGGAGACAGGTAAACCGCTTCTCTGGGTAGGTATAGTCTCGTGCGTAATTGCTGGTATTATCGGTCATTTTTACTCATCCCCGTTCAGGAATTTGAGGTATTCTGCATCTGCTTCAGCCTGTGAGTTTCCGGTTGAATTCTTAACGAATTCTGCACCTTCCTTCGTTGTTTCTGGTGCCTTTGATGTGGCATTCTTGAGGAGGAATGCAGTTGCGTCAGTTTCCCACTCTGAACGTGCTTTCGATTCAAGTTCAGGAGATGCTACAAGCCCCGGAGCGATGGAGTTCTTCACCATCTGCCATGCGTCTTCTATCTTCTGCTTTGCTCGCTCTTCGTCGGCCTTTTCAAAAGCCTCAATCTTTGCAGCCATATTCTTGATGAGTTCGTCCTTTTCAGTAACAACCTTCTCAAGTGCGGCTATTTTCTCTTCTGTCATATTATTAACCATAATTCCCTTCGATTCCGGCATTGCGGGCATTACCGGCTCGTTCTTTGCCGGAACGATGAGGGATTTAAGTTCTGTCAGAAAATCAGTCAGAACCTTTTTGATTGATTCATCTTCGGGCATGTTTACCTCCACGCTGTTCAGAATCAACGCAGCCCCGTCTTGAGGCCTGTTATTCCGGTTTTGCACGAATGCCAGAACGTGATCGGGTTTTACTTTCCCTGATACTCCGGTTAGTTTTCCATCGGTTTTACCGGATAAGAACCCGGATGATAACGCAATTCTACGAGATTTCAGCAGGGTTTCTGCATCACCGTCAGTCAGATGTAACTTTGAACGAAGAAGAGGAGACCCGGTTTCTGTAATATGAACGCCGGATAAGTTCCCGATAATCTTTCCATTCGATTCCTCAAGCGCTTTCGCTGGATTAACCGTGTATGGCGTAGATGGGTGTTTTTCACCTAAAATAACCGGAACGGTCTCCCATTCATGTTCTGTTCCTTTGAATACATCCGAGCCGTAAAAAAGCGATTCTACGCTTCCGTCTACGTGTTTGTAATCACGCCACGAATCAAGAGATTGTAGAATAATGTCATGAGTTCCAACGACGGCTGATGCGGCATTGGTAAATAACGCATCGTTACCGGGTTCTGGCATGTGAACTTATAGAACCGGCTTAATATTATCGTATTGTTGAATTATGTGGGAAAATAGAGTGAAAGTGAGAAAAAGAGGTAGGTTATTGTTCCTTCCCACACTTCGGACAATACCCGGCTGATGCATCCATCTGCATTCCGCAAGCAGGACAGTATTTCTTATTCTCGTTTGATACCTGTGCCTGTGCTGGTTCGGGGTTTAGTTGTCCCTCGTTTCCATGATTCGGTAAACAATACGAATATACCGAACAGTATCAGCATCATCACAACGCTTTCCAGGGTTATTTTGAGGGTTATTAAATCGATAAGCCCTTCTGCAAGGAACCTGCCGGCAAAATAACCAGCATCATATGCTTCAGTAGACACAATTCACCTTTGTTTAAATCATCGCTTCATTTCTCATTTCTTCTGTAATCTCTACCCATTCAGGGATACCCCTGTTTCTTTTGCATTCAGCAGGAGGACTTGAGAAATACCCGCTGGTTATGCACAACAAATCGCATGATTCACATACTTGTCATCAAATCGCATCCTTTTTACTGTGCTTCTAATCGTTCGGCCTCTTCTTTGAGTGCTCGCTGAATAATCGCGGATTTGTTCACTTTGTGTTTTTCAAGAATCTGAAAAACCGATTCAGGCACTTTACCACCGACAGGAACGAATCTGCCGTATTTGGTTTCTAATATCATTTGTTCTCCTTTGCGCGGGTTTAATATTATATCGTCAAATTAAACCACATTATTCTATAAGCACAAAGGATAGATAAACCGTGCGATCACAAATCAGCAAGGATAAATAGAATAGTGGATTAAAAAAAGCGTGTGATGATAATACCCGATAGTTCGGGTATTTACTCATCGTCTGATTCTATGAACTCATCATCTTCGATTGCTTCAAACGAATCCCAATCGATAACCGGCAACAACCTACATCTACAACGGGGATGGAGAGGAGGCCCGCCCCCAGGTGCTTCATCGACTGGATACGTAGTTCCCTGCATAGGGGCACATAACGGGCATACGCCACTTCCGGCCGTGCTCCATTCTACTTTTTTAACTCCATTTGCCTTATACCTGGTTTTCATTCCTTCAGTATGGTGCTTCCTGCTTTCTGTCTGCACTAATATTTCTGCTCGTTTGTCGCGTGCATCGAAAATCTCATCCAGGTCTTTAGCCATATTCCGAACGGACTTTCCTTCTTCTATCCCGGTTTTAATGGCATCTGATATGAGTTTTCGCTGTGCTGTATTGTAATCTTTAGCCCACGGCAGGAACTCACTCTTATAATCGATTATTTCGCCTGCATCATCGAAGATAGGAATGGTGCAATAAGACCCGCCTCGTTTAGTGAGCATATCAGCATACTCTTTTGAGTATTCCAGGGCTTCCTTATGAACCAAATCGAAACTGTATCCAATCTTTAATATCGTGTGTGCTTCAGCATCACCGTCGATAAACCCATTAAGAGCCAGTTTGATTAACGCTTCCCGTTCTGACTCTTCCAGTTCATTCAACCTGTCAAAAATAAACGGCAGTATTCCTGCCGCAATTACCATATCTTCAGTCGGTTCAGGCATTGATGTATCCGGCTTCCTGTAACTGTGCCATGATATCTTTTCGAGCGTTGTTCAGAGCCCTGTGTATCTCATCATACCCTTCCTGCTCTGTTGGTGTTTGCAGGGTTGCCATGTTCGTAACCAGTGGCTCCTCCTGCTGCATCATCGGACTGACTGCCGGAGCGACCGCCATCTCTTCTTTGAGCGCTGCGAGCCCTGCATCATCCAGTTCCTCGACGTTCGGAACAAACCGCCTTAACTCGTTTGTATTAACGATTGGAACTTTCGCATTCGCTAAAACCTCTACCCATCGCTGATTCGCTTCGGTTCTATCGATATCAGGTAACGGCAGTTTGATTCGGACAGAATACCCGTCGTATCGGTTGGCAATGAGATAAACCTGTAACAACTTCTCAAACGCATCCTCTAACCATGAGTGCATCCCTTCGATGAATGCCATGATCAGGGCTACCTTTTCAGTGGAATTATCAAATATCCCGCCTCTTTCACCGGATTGAAGCATGTTAACCGGGCTGAAATAATCAATCAGAAGGTTTTGTAGCATTCGGATCGCTTCGGCTGTGTTAGAGGGTTCTTTGATATGAGGATCCACTATCTCAACATTCTCAGGTAATGGGAAACTCGTATTCTTTCCCCAATTTCTCAAAACTTCTCGGCAGTAGGCTAAAGTGTCTGCATCGCCATCGGTTACTCTGAGGAATAGAGATGGTGCGCCAGCCCGGTTAGTGGTTTGGCTGACTGCTTGCCATGCCTGGTTGAGGTATGCGATGGCAAGGATAAGGGGCTGAACCATCGGAGATCCGCCCAACTTCGTGCTGTGTGGCGGCTGGATAGAATAATAATTTGTCAATATTTTTGAATTGCCGTTATCATCCCGATAATAGTAAACAGGCTCTCCGTTCTTTAGCGTTATTCCCTTGAGTAATGGGTTGTAAATCTCTCCTTCTTCTGGCTCATAACAAAATGCTTCCGGAGCAAGCCGACGGAGTTCTGTGAGCGTATATCTATTGCCTATATATTCACATACCGGATTGAGAATGCAATTTCCCCACCAAAATGAATCTATTAGAGCCCATTGCATGTTCCCCCAGAGATCCACACCAGGAGCATCAAGCATTGTCTTCAGGTCGTTGTATAATGTGGGTTTGCCGGGAGTTCCTGCAGGGACGACGTTGCCTGCAGGATCGTATACTTTAATGTCAGGCTCTCCGGTAAATATGAGCCATAGGAGCTTATTCAGGACACCTCTAGCATATATGTTCGATTGAGAGAGTTCGGATATGTACTCTAATGTTAGTTTAGGTTCTTCGAAGATTTGGCCATTTGGAGATAAATACACAATTCCCTGTTTTTTGGCTGGCTTAAACTCTATCGGCTCCTGGCTAGTTTTTGCCGGTTTTGTGGCATTATTGATAAAAATGACGTCACCATTCAAGGTGCTTTGCAGCATAGGAGATCTATGTTGCGCTCATCATTATTGTTGTTTTGTGGTAAAAAAGAGACATTAGTCCGACGTGATGATTGAGATCGTTATTTTAGCCTCTATTCTGCATCTACATATTCCACCTCGTTCAAATATCCTGGATTTCCGAGTCGTTCAATTATTCGTCGTCTACGGTCAATTAATAGGTTGTATCGAAAGCTATCCACTTTTAGATGAGGAAGTAATTGGTCAATAATCTGTAAGTCTTCTTCATAAAATTTCTTTAGGCCTGGATCAATTGTAATCCATCGCCCTTTCTCAAAATAGCCCATTGTTTTCTCTCACAAAATTATTCTGTAGCCAGCGGCAATCTTCTAACAGGATACTTATCCTATTTTCTTCTCGGTCCAAGTTATTTATACATTTCTCATTCAGCAGCCGTCGATATGTCTAGCATGTAATGAGGGTTTGATGATAGAATAATTGTGTTACATTGGGATCCCACCATATCCAGAAGCATCTGATAATGAGAGATTTTTAGCTGAATTTGGATTAAGGCAACTAAACGCTCCGCTAAACGCATCAATTTGATCATCGTGAGTCCCGTTTGGAAATAGTTCAATCTCTTCAAAAAAAGGTAAATTCCAGTCTGATTTCACAATTCGTATTAATCCTTGTTCTGATGCAGCGGATACCGGTTGAGCTCGCACTATCTTACTACCTGTTGTTTTAACCCCCTGGAAGCGGAAGCCATGCAAAACCCGTCTTGCATAATGATCAATCAGCGCCTTGCCTGAACTTCCAGGTTCTTGTTCCATGAATATCTGGCATTGTTTTCCGTCCATTTGTGCAGTGTTTCTGATTAATCGCTCAACTTCGGCGGGTTCAAGTCTGACTCTCCGGATATCTTCAATCGTATATCTCCGGTTGCTATATCCGAGTTTTAGTCCAACAGTATAGTCAGGATCATTATCTCCTGTATGCGATGTTGCCGCCAAATCCCAATATCGCACTTTTTTAGAGTTTAAATCGGGCATATCCACTGGCTCAAACCAGTGACGCTTGAACATGTTGCCCTGCACTTCGATATCCCAATCCCCATTTAATAATTGTTCGCGGGAAACGGGATCCAAGGCCATGAGAGATTGCCGATAACTATCTTGATCTAGATAGGGATTGTCTGCTAATCCGGCCGGGATAAATATTCTATCCGTCTCTTTACTTACAATAAAACGGTTTTTGACCCATGTGTGTCCCACTCCACCAGGATTTGAGGCAGATCGTACCCGCAGCGGGATTGATGAATCTTTGAGTCGTCGCAACCTGCTAAACAGATATCTATAATCATTTTCTCTGATTTGTGTGAGTTCGTCAAAAAATATGGCTTGAAATTCAGCGCCCTGGTACCGATATTTGTCATTTGGAGCATCTAAATACCCAAATGTGATTGAAGCGCCTGATGGAAATATCCATGTTTTGTCCTCTGCTTTCCATCTGGCATCTGTCCCAGCCAACCATTCATTAGCCCTATCCATGAGTGCTCCTGGCAAGGCCAAATCCCGGTAGGTTCTCCTGAATATGATGGCCGAATATCCAGGAATGTCAACAAACATTAATGCAGCTGCAAGAAGAGCTGATGACTTGCCACCACCGGCAGAACCACCATAAAACGCTTCTTTCTCTAGCCTGACAAGAAACCGTGCTTGTTTGTCAGTCGGTTTTTGGATGATATATTTGTTGCCCAGAACAAACCGGGAAAAAAGTTCAGGTGGGAGAATCATCTTCCCAGAGGTGTTTAT